TTTGATAATCTTTAAATCTATCATCTTGTATAAGATTATCATTATCAAAGATACCATTATATTCATCGTGTAATAGGTTAATCCATTTATAAATTACCCAGTAATTATTATATTGATTATCTATTGTAAAATTAACTGTTACCGGTGGGTATGGATTCTTACTGTGAGTTGAATTATATAGTGTACTGCCTGAGTATCTAATCTCTAGCGCTGGCACTGTAATTGCAGGAACAACTGTACCATAAATTGAAAACTGTAAAGAATCCTGTATAACATTACTATTTTTTCTTTCTGTACGCTTATTAATTTTGTGAAGCGCTGGCGGCAGCTGAAACACAAGCTTAAACTTATCGAGATGTGTTTTATTAAGAACTGATTGTTGGTATTGATTAGCTGCCATATGGTTTCCATCCCTCCTGTGCTAATATTTCCATTTCTGAGAACTGTTCAGTGTGTCCCATACCGAAAACAACAGGTGTCATGTATGGATTATTTAATCCTACAACTTCAAAATCATTATATATAGATGTAGCGTTCTCAAATGTTGCAACACCAAAATCCATAGGTTCTATAGTCATAGGTTTACCATGATCGTCTAATTCTAGAATATCGAAATATCTTTCTGTTATTTCCTTTTCTAAAATGAATAACGCGTACATAAACGACATAACTCTATCATCATGGTAACCGCCTTTAGCTTTCCATGTACCGTTAGGGTATCTGACAAAGTCACGCATCTCCTTAAGTGTATTAAGATCTTGTATAGTAACAGAACGTGTTTCGTTAATAAAATATCTCATATTCATAACACCTTTATATTTGGTATTAGTATGAGCTATCATACCCATTTGTGGTCTACCTCTTAAAGCAGCTTTAGCACCATATGATACGACCTTTTCGTAACCTACATCAAAAGCGAGTCTATCCACAACCTGTGCACCACAGTTATTACGTTCGATAAGAGCTAGTGGTGAGCCCCAGTTTAATAAAATAGTATGAAGCTTATTAGCAAACTCTAGTGGTGGTATGTGTCTATTATGGTAAGTAGCAACTTGCTTAATATCTCTAATATCTGTAATGTCTAATATTTGTATAACAGATGCATCGACACCTACACCTTCTGATATATCTACTCCAGCTACATAAACTCTTGATGGATCTGGTTCATCCCAAATTTTATAGTTACCTTCATCTAATATAATCTTAGCTTCTATACATTTAGCTGACATCTCCGCAAATAGTTCTTCATCAATAGAAGACTCACCAGAATTTAAGAAAATGCAGTTAAACTCTTGAAGCCACGCTTCATTAGAGCCAAGAGCTTGCTTTGTGACTGCAGCCCATTTTTCATCTCTACCTGGAACCTCATTCCACATAATTTTATCATACCCCCAACCATTTTCTTCTTTTTCAGCACCGTCATATAGTTTATGAAATAAGTTACCTGTACCGTTAGCTGTAGAGCATATAAATACTTTTGATTTTTTAGAAGATGTAATAATAGGAAATACCGATTTCCAGAATTCTTCAATAAGGTGTGATTCGATAAATGCTGCTTCGTCTATTATTAATAGATTGACAGATTGACCACGAGCAGCAGTACCTGTTGTGGTTGTAATGCCTATACGACTACCATTATCAAGCGTCATTGATGTTTTACCATATTCTTTAACACCGGGCTTTAACCATATGGGTAATTCCTCGAATGCCATTCTAACACGTTGGAAGATTTCAATAGCAGTAGCTTCTTTGTTAGCTACAAGAAGAACACGTTGATCATCCATAAAGCACGCATACCAAAGTATATAAATAGTCATTAGAGTGCTCTTGCCTATTTGTCTTGATGCTAACAATATAAAAAACCTGTTATCTCTCATTTTTCTCATTACACGCTTCTGACAGGGGTGTAAATCAATTGTTTCACGTCCTCTATCTAGATTAATAATATAAAAATATTTTTCTGCAAAGTATAATATGTTCTCTTTACACTTTTTCATCTCCTTAATCATCCATGGTTCGTATGCTATTTGTGCATCTGCTGCTGGGAGATTGGGGTTTCCTAAGTAAAACTCTGTTTTATTTGCGTTTTTAGCCATACTTACTATAAATATATATATGGCAAAACCAAAGAATGACTTTGCATCTATCGGAAATTTATATGGTAGTATGTTAAACGGTGTAAAACATAAACTTGTCTCAGAAGGCAAGCTTGGTCCTAGCGTAAAAGCAGGAGAAATCGGTGATGCACCTCTTATTAAAGGTGGACCACAAACAACAGCTGGTTACATGCCAGCTAAAATCGATAAGAAAACAATGTCAGCAAAAGATATAGGTGATAATCTATATAATATTGATGATCTTTCATACGACGAAGACGAAGAAACTAAAAAGGGTACTTTTACTAAGGTAGAGAAAGCTGCTGAAAAAGCAGGATACGGCAAGAAAGCTGCTTCAAAGATAGCAGGAGCTGTTAAGGCTAAAAAAAGAGCTGAAGAAGACGAAGAAGAACTAGTAAAAGAAAGTGGAAAAATCGCTAAGGAGAGACTAAATAACTTTATGAGAAGAAAATCGATTTTTGATAAACTTTACGAAAACGTTATGCAACCAGGTGGTGAACACGGTGGTGCAGATGAAATGGACAACTCACAAGAACTTGATGCTCTCGGCATTGAGGGCGGTGAAGAAGATGGCCTTGAAGAAGAAGGTGGTGAAGTTACTTTCACACTTGACCGTGCAACTGCTGAAAAGCTTATCGATGTTCTTTCCGCTGCTATTGGTGGTGGTCATGAAGAATACGAAGGTGAAAACGAATTCGGTGGTGAAGAGGATACTGACGAATACGGTGGTGAAGAAGACGAAGAAGGCTTCTGGGACGAAGATGAAGAAGACCTTGGTGCTTCCAATCTTACAAAAGAAGTTAACTTCGGTAAGAATAACAAAGTAGGTAATCTCAAAGTTCAAAAACAATCAGTACAAAGCGGCTATACCGATAAAGTAGGTGCAGATGGTGATCATGGTCACGCACTTGTAAATGCTAAACAGCCTAATTTCGGTAAGGACAACAAAATTAATTCCGTACTTAAGAATGCTTCTGGTAAGAAGGCGTTTGAAGTCTAATTAATATAGATAAACAATTTAGCCCTGTAGTTTCTCACTACAGGGCTTTTTTTGTATAAATAATAGTATGGTAACGTTTAAGGATTATTTGCTTGAATATGCGAGTAAGGAGAAGTCTAAATTTTTTGGTATATCAAAAATGAAATCCGGTCTTAACGGTAAAGATTGGAATAATCCGCATGGTAGAAAACATATTAACACTGTTGCTAAGACTTATGAGCATAAACATCCTATAGTTGATAGAGTAGTGCAGGGACAAGCAAACAATGTACCGGTGTCAGGATCTGTGTTGGATCAAATATTAGGTTTGTATGATACTGATTTTGATATCGGTAAAAAATCATTAGGTAATTCAGTTGAGATTACAATGTCGACTGATAATAAAGGTAATCCGAAAGCAATCATATCAAAGAAAGTTAAACAAAATGGCCTGTAATACATCGAGACAAAATTGTACACCTGCTAGTGTATTTGCAGGAGTAGCATCATCAGGCTGTGGTCAGTTTCTTAACCCAGCTAATTTTCAAGCTGAGCAACTCATATATGATTCTGCTTTTGGTGATTTAATTAATAATTTCGGTATTCCTGTTGATTATTATGTTAATACATTTAACTTATCAGCTGCTGATACTTTATACGGTGAACAGCCTACTGCAGTATTCTACGGGCCTGTATCAATAATGATGTATATTGAGCTTACGGAAGGGTTTAATCTTTCACGTTTTGGATTTGCATCTGATGATGAGCTTACAGGGTATGTACATATAAGAACATTTGAAGAATCAATGTCTGGTAGAGAATTCTTTATACAGACAGCAAATGGAGATATGCTACAGTATAATGAGTATATTAACGCTTTTGACTTTTTACTAGGTACTGATTTCTCTGCACCTAATGCATATAGCAGTAACGGTCAAAGCGTAGAGCCAAAATCAGGTGATCTAATCCAGCTATCCCCTCTAGGTTGCGATAGACCTAATGGTAGAGGTGCTAAGATATTTGAGATTACAGAGCGTGTAGATCAAGATATTGCTTCAATTAACCCACTGTTAGGTCATTATGTATATCGTATTAAGGCGAAACGCTACGAGAACTCATTTGAACCTGGAGCACCTAAAGAGCCTAAGAATGATCAAATATTTGAGAATGCGTTCTCTGGTAAAATATCGACAACTATACAAGATGAACCTGTCTCAGATCCTAAATCTTATCCGGGTGATATCGATGTAGAATCTGAGACTAAGGTATTCAATATGGGTGTTAATGATACTGATATATATGGTGATTATTATTAATTATAAATATGTCATTGGATCTAGAAAAGTAGCGGATAATCCTGTATTAATACCTGCTGCTATATCTGCCCGTTTAATATAATTATTTACATAGTCTGAATAAACTCCTGGATTTAACCCTCCACCAGAACTATATCGTATTTAGTAATATAACTAATAATTGGAATAGTAATTTATTTAAACGTAACACTAATCTCTGGTGCGCTGATATTGCTTCAAAATTAACAGGCATAGCTTGCTGGAAACAGGATTGGTTACAATCAATAGGTATTGCAGCTATAACTCGTCGACACTGCATATCTATTGGTCATTCCTCTGGACCAGAAGTTGGTAAGAAGATAAGATTTGCTAATACAGGAGGCTTGAGTGGGAGCGGTTATGAGCAAATATTTGAAACGACATTAATTCAAAGAATAAATGATATAAATACAGGAGGTCCAGATTTATCGGTATACCTTTTAGCCGATGAATTACCGACTTGGGTATATATTAACCCTATAGCTAAATTTACCGATGCAGAATTTTATGCGCTAGATAATTCTATAGCAGTACCTATGCTAGCAATATCACAAGGTAATTGGTCATCAGGACCACCATCAGCAAATACACTACATGGACCCGTAGCGTACATTGTCAACTCAAATCTTTCTGAGTTAACTGCTCCGAGATCATCTTTCTTACATACGACTGTAACTGGCGACAGCGGTACACAGGTATATACGTTAATAAATAATAATTTATTTTTATACAAATATACTTGTTTTATTAATCTAATACTTTTAGGATCTTTCCAGTACGAGAATCCACGCGCGCCCTCTTCATTCTAAA